AGAAAAAGGTGTTTTGACTGATTCAGGACGAATCGTAGTTGAAGCATTCACAAATGTTGGACTCAAAATTGACTGGGACCAATCAGATTCAATGTGTATAACAATTCAGAAAGGCGAAACAAATGGAAATGAATAAAAGCGATATCAAAGGTGACATCTTGAGCAATTGGGATTACCTGACGACAACGAATTACCCAGAAGATGTTTTGAACGAATTGGCGGAATCAGCTTTGCCTGTGTATTACCACCGCATTTTGTCCGATTGGACGGAAATGCCAAACGAATACACCGACAGCTGGAAAGAAATGGCTGCGATTCGCGAAGACGGTTCTGTATTTATGGGCAACAAGCAAAGCATTTACAATCTAATGCTTATGGATTTGTTCAACTATTACCACGACACTTACACCGAAATATATGCCGAAGTCCGCAAAGATAAAGAAGAAGAAAACGAATTGGAGGCAGTCAAATGACAAACCTAACAATCCTTGACCATTTCGAACGTGGCGAAGATGAATTTGTGGTGATTGGGTTCACCCGAGGAAAAAACAACCAGTTCGTTTATTGCGTCGAAGTGCGCAACGGTGCGGACCACTTTTTCGAACATTACACCTCATTGGACGGCGAATTGAACAAGCGATTGGCTCACGATAAGTTTGACGAATTCGTGGACAAATTTGCCAGCCCAAAGGTGCGTGCCTAATGAAAATGTTTGGATTCTTTATTTTGTTTGCTGTCATTTTGATTGGCAGTTGGAAATTACAGGAAACGGATTTGCTTCTTGGATACACGCTTGGGGTTTTTGGGCTTCTTGGGGCTGCTATTTGGTTCGTTGATTATTTGGCAAGGAAGTATCTCTAATGAATATTGAAATGATTCCAATTTTATTGTTTGCTTGGTTTGTTGAACTAACACAAATCATTCAAGCGAACGCCGGGTTTCTTTTCTTTTTACCTTTGTTCACGCTTGTTTGGATTGTTGGCGTGTTGTCTGCTATGCGAAAGTGGGACGGAAGATGAACGAAGTGGAATTTGTTTTACGTCGCATTCTAAAAGTTGGACTTGACTACGCAAAGGAACAAAACGAAACGCGAAGCGAAAGCCCAGCATTAGCACTTCACAGAATGACAGCACAATTACAACTTTTGAATTATTTAGAAAAAACATTTCTGGAAAGGAATACAGATGACAAGCAAAACTAACCCAACAATCGAATTCGGAAACGACGAATTCAACCCGCACCAATTCAGTTATCAAGTCGCACAGTCGGAAGGAATGTATATGGGCAGACGACTAATGTTGGACGAAATCATTCGTCTAATCAAAGCGACAAACCCAGTTCCAACCAAAGCAGTAGCGAAAATTTTGGAATTAGTTGAAGGGTTGGACCCAGATGTTTACGCTTCTGAAACTGCCCGTTGAAACAATCGCCGCTTACAACAAAGGAAGGCGCGACGAACAACAAGCAATAGAAAACCTTTTTGAATTTCTAACAATCAAGCGTTTGATTGACCCAGACACGTTGAATTTACTGATTGAAGAAATGGCAAAAATTGACCGCAGACCAAAAAAGGAAATGGAATGAGCGCAGAAGAAGCAATCAAAAAAGCATTCATTCAAGGTTATTTCGCCGGAATGGATGACAGATACACAAATAACACCGCTTACAGCAACGGTTTTCGAGCGGGGCAACGACACGAAAGAGAATATTTGCTGACGTTTGTTGAAGACCACGAAGGGTTTTCTTTGAACGTCCAAGATGTTGTCAACGAAATAGAAGGACGATACAAAGTAGAAATGAATGAACATTTGAAAGGGATGAAATGACAGAATGCGCTTGTATTTATTGTTTAGAAACTGAACTGTATAGCAGACTTTATTGTCAATATTGTTTCGACGGTTGCGCAAAAACAGAAGACAAAACACACTAAACAAGAAAGGAAATGAAATGAATTTGGGCGAAAAATTACTCAACGCAGCGAACGAAGGGGCAAAAACGAAAATGGAAAAAGATAAAAAGAAACTTCTTCTTTCTGAATTCACGGACAAAAGTTGTCAGGGCAATATTCACAAAACAGGAATGGACGAAATTTGGACTTGCTTTGATTGCCTAATTGAAAACATTAGGAAAGATGAACGAGAAAAAGTTATTGCGGAATTGAAGGGAAGCTAATGGATATCGAAACAAGATTGGATTTGTTGCTTATCGAATTGGAAGTTTATGGCGAAATGATTCAACAATTAGAAAGGGATATGGTGAAATTCAATGAATGGCTTCAAAATGAATTGGCAAAAGAAGACTAGAAAAAAAGCTATTGTTTACAGCAAGGGTTATGTTCACGGCGCTCGAAATGAAAGGGAAAGAATAATCTCTGATTTGCTAAAAGACGCCGTAATCATTACAAATTTAGATGTTGAAATTTTGGAAAGGGTGGTTGAAATTGTCGAAGGGTAAGCACAAAGGAAAAAGAAAGCCGTTTTATCTTCGAAGGCAGCTTCTTTGGATTCAATATCAAATTCGTCTTTTCATAATTGACAGACGCAAACGTGGATAAATCTGTGAAAATGGAATACGCTGTAATGGAACCCGAAATCGGGGACTTGGCTCTCAACATTGTAAGGGGAACAAATGCTGGAAGATTTGAAACCACCAACACGAATTAGCAGTTGCGCGGTTAGAACTTTACGCAACAAATTAGAAAAGAAAGACCAAGAAATCTTTGACGCGGCATTAGCCAACAAAGAATTCAATTCAGGGGCTTTAGCGCGTGAACTAAGCTCAAGGGGATTACGGATTAGCGACGTTTCAATTCTGCGCCATCGAAAGAAAGAATGCTCTTGCTAGATAACTTAGAACCAGCCAAAAAAGTTGAACCCACGCCATTCGGTCGCCCGGGAGTAATTTTTGACGGTAATCAAGGTGAGGCAACAACACCTTACGCTGAATCGCCAACAACGTTTGAAGAATTTCTTAAAGCTGCGGGGATGAACCCAGAAGAATTTGAAGTCATTGGAAGCCCACGGGTAAGCAAATGGCAACAAAAAGAAGGCGGGGAGTTTCTAACGTCGTTTCGTTTTACATTTAGAAAACGAATCAGCGGGATTGACTTGCCCTTGCTTTATGCCGAAGCTAAAAAACTTACAAAAGGGAAGATGCCCAAACCCAACTTAGATAATTCATCAGATAAAGCTTTAGTTGTTTTGTGGTCGGATTTACAGGTTGGAAAGGTAGACCATCGCGGGGGAACTATTCAGCTAATCGAACGCGTTGAATTGACGAAGCAGAAACTTATTCAACAGGTCAAAAAAGAAAAACCTTCAAAGGTTATTTTTTGCGACGTTGGAGACACCATAGAAAATTTTATAAATGCCAATGACGCCCATCAACTTTATACAAATGATTTGAGCATTATGGAACAAGTGGATTTAGCCACAACTTTAGCTTGGACAACTTTGCGGGCATTATGCGAACACGTGCCGGAAATTGTTTATTTGTCGGTTGCGTCTAACCATTGTCAAATGAGGGTGAATAAGCAACGCATAGGCAAAGGCACCGACGATTGGGGTATTCACATAGGCAGAACGCTTGCGCGATTGGCTGGCGAGGTTGGGTTGCCTATTACGTTTGTTGAACCACAACCACAAGACGAATCATTGGCGTTGGACATTTTCAACGACGGTTTTCACGTGTTGGGTTTGTGGCACGGTCACCAATCACCACGTCCCGACCAAGTGCCAACGTGGTGGCGTCAGCAAGCATTTGGGAACCAGCCTGTATCAGCCGCAACAATTGGCGTAAGCGGTCATTTCCACCACCTTCGAGTTGTAGAACTCGGTTCAACACCCCGGGGAACGTCAAGGTTTTGGGTTCAAGCTGCGACTATGGACAATGGTTCGGGTTGGTGGAAGCGTCAAGCAGGTGAAGACAGTCAGCCCGGATTGGTCACATTTTTCTTAGAAAAAGGAATTGACTTCACAGGAACCGTTTACAAATTATAAGGAAGGAATACAAATGAGTTGTAATCGTTGCGGAATGGATATAAGCGATGGTGCTGTTGAAAGAAGAAAGGCAAGGGGAACTTATGACGGTCGTTGTTCGGATTGTAGACCGCACCGTTCAAATGAAGTGAAGTATGACGGCGAACCGTGTCGTCCGTGGCGCGGGGAAGTCGATGAAGACCTAAACCCAATAGATAAAAACCTCAAACTTTATTTGCCCGGCGTTAGAATTTGCGGTCACAAAGATTGTGTGAATAAAAACCACATCATTTCGCCAGTAAACATCCTTGAATTGGAACGCAACGACATTAGCTACCGAACAGGAAACAAAAGTAAAATTGAACATTTCCTAAAAGAGATTGCCTAATGCCAACTTATGAATACAAATGCTCTAAATGCGGTATGACTATGAGCGTTATTAGGGCTATAAAAGAAAAAGAAAGAAAACCTATTTGCGTGAATGACGCTCAAGAATTATCTCGGGTGTATGACGCACCGCCCGTCCACCTCAAGGGGAAAGGTTGGGGAAAAGATTAGTAAATTCCCTAAGCCTTGTCGTATCTGTGGGGTGTTGTCACCTGAACCGTTATGCGAACCACACCGAGCGCAAGCAAAAGCAATTCACGAAGCGAGAAGAGCACAACGCAAAGCACAAACAGGGCAATATGGTG